ATGATTTCCTACACCCAAGAGGAAGCCGGGTTCAAGTGCGAGGTTACAGAGCGGGTGGAGACGGTACCCATGCCGTCGCACATTGCGACCGCTATCCGGCTGCTGCGCCGGGATAAACTATTCCATACGCGGAGCGGCGACATGGTGGTGGCAGATACCGCGGTTAAAGAGATGCAGAAAATCCACCAGCTATGCGGCGGGACGGTGATAACCGAGCGCGGCGAGCGGATAGTGGCGGACCGGTCCAAGGCCGAATGGATTAAGCGGGAGTGGTCCGGGCGTAAGATCGCGGTGTTTTACAAGTACCAAGCTGAATGCAATGCGCTGGCTGAGGTGTTAGGTGGCGGATGCTCAAGCCCTGAGCAGTTCGCAGCGGCGACCGGCCCGGCGCATATCTTGCTTCAGATAGCAGCTGGGCGCGAAGGGGTGAACCTATCGTCGGCGGATGCGCTGATCATGTACAACATCGACTTTGCGGCGGTATCCTACTGGCAGGCGCGGGCGCGGCTCCAGTCTTTGAACAGGGCTACACCAGCGCTGGTGATATGGCTGCAATATGACGGGGGGATTGAAAGCAAGATTTTGGCGGCTGTTCATGACAAGAAAGATTACACGTTGCAGCATTACAGGAGGGATTTGTTTAGCGTATAATATTGAGAAAACCAAACACACACAGAAAAAAACTACCACACATGACCTACGAAGAATTTATCGAAAGCAAACGCCATCGCGGCGAAGATTACGGCATCGAGCCGAACTATTACCCTGACAAACTATTTGAGTACCAGCGACACGTCTGCGAATTTGCGATACGCAAAGGCCGGTGCGCGGTGTTTCTCGATACTGGTCTGGGTAAGACAATTATTCAACTGACTATCGCGGTCAATTATCACCAATACACCGGAAAGCCGGTGCTAATTATTACCCCTTTGGCCGTGGCGTTCCAGTTCATCAAAGAGGCGCAAAAATTCGGCATCGAGGATATTAGTTATTCAAAGGACGGCAAACACGATACGCGCATCGTGGTCTGTAATTACGAGCGCCTGGACAAATTCAATACAGCGGACTTTGATTGCGTGCTGCTGGATGAAAGTAGCATCTTAAAGAATTTTGAAGGCGCGACAAAAAACACAATCACCGCATTTCTGAAAAAGACAAAATACCGGTTTCTCTTTTCCGCAACACCATCACCAAATAACCATATCGAATTAGGAACCAGCAGTGAGGCACTGGGTTATATGGGCTATATGGACATGATAGGCAAGTTTTTTAAGAATAACCAGAACAACGTCGCAAAACTCAGTCAGGTAAGCAAAGCAAGGCAAGGCGAAGAATACTACCTCAAACCCCATGCCGAGCGCGATTTTTGGCGATGGGTGTCAAGCTGGAGCATATCCATGCGCAAGCCGTCGGATATTGGGTACAGCGACGAATACCACATTTTGCCGGAGCTTATCGAACAGGTAAGCATAGTGCAAAACACAAAGCCTTTCATTATCGGGCAGCAGATACAGGCCTTCAATATGCCGGCCATATCGTTTAGGGAGATCAAAAGCGAAGTGCGCAACACCCTGCAAGAGCGGTGCGAGAAAGCCGTGGAACTGGCGGCCATGCACGAAACGACCGTCCACTGGGTGAACCTGAACGACGAGGCAAAAATTATCGGCGACCTTAACCCGATGGCGGTCGAGATTTACGGCGCGATGACCATCGACGAAAAGGAGGACATACTGCTTAACTTTTCGGACGGCAATATCAAAAAGCTAATAACTAAGGCAAGTATTACCGCCTTTGGCTTAAATTGGCAGCACTGCAATCATTGCACCTATTTCCCGACATACAGCTATGAGCAATATTACCAGTCTATCCGGCGTTTCTGGAGATTCGGTCAAACGCGGCCCGTTACCGTGGATTTGGTTATGTCCGACGGCCAGACCGAAATAATGAAAACCCTGCAAGCGAAAAAGGCCCGGGCTATTGAAATGTTTGACAAGCTAACAGCCGAGGTGAATTCAGATTTCAAAATCTTCAAAAAACAATTTGACAAACAAATAATCTTACCAAACTTCCTAAACACACAGCCATGATCAAAGACCAAGTGATTACCAACGACTACGCTATCTACAATAGCGACTGTATGTACGTCCTGCCAACACTGGCCGACGAAAGCATCGACCTATCGGTTTATTCGCCTCCTTTCGCGGGCCTGTACAATTACAGCAGCTCCGAAAACGATTTCAGTAACTGCGAAAGCAAAGAGCAATTTTTGCAGCAGTACGAATTTCTCGTAAAAGAAAAAGCCAGGGTAACAAAACCGGGCCGAATTACCGCCGTACATTGCACGGACATCCACGATAACCAGTGTTACCTATGGGATTTTCCGCATGAGATTATCCGCATTCACGAGAAATACGGGTTCCATTACCGCAATCGTATAACAATTTGGAAGGAGCCGCTAAAGGTGCGGATGCGGACAATGGTGCAAAGCCTCATGCACAAGTTTATTGTAGAGGATTCGACGCGGTGTTTTACGGCCATGCCGGATTACGTTTTGATTTTTACCAAGCGTGGCGAAAACAAAGTACCTGTTACGCATCCATGCGGTTTGCAAGAGTATTTCGGCGAAACTCCTTTTTTGCCGGCACACATCGAGACCTATGGCAACTATGCCGATTTTCGCAAAAAGTGGATGGGGTTTGACGGCGACCCGCGCGAAAACAAAATGTCGCACCTGATTTGGCAGCGGTATGCTTCAAGTGTGTGGGATGATATCCGGATTGATAACGTTTTGCCGTTTAGGGATGCAAAAGAGGAAGACGACGAAAAGCACGTACACCCCCTGCAACTGGATGTAATAGATCGTATCGTTGAGCTTTACAGCAACCCCGGCGAAGTGGTACTAACCCCGTTCATGGGTGTAGGTAGCGAGGTATATTCGCCGGTATCGCAGGGGCGAAAAGCTATAGGCATTGAACTAAAAGAAAGCTATTTCAAACAGGCTATAGCTAACTGCGAACTGGCAGGAAAGCGGTTTAATAAGCTCGTTCAGACTGAAATGTTTTGAGCTATGGAAAAGAAAATTCTCGAAAAGCACGTCCAGACGGACTGCGTCAAATGGCTGACCGCTCGCGGGTGGATCGTCACTAAAATGGGCCTGAACTCACAGCGCGGGTGGCCCGATCTGTTAGCCCTGCGTAATGGGCAGGCGGTTTTTATCGAAGTGAAGCGGCCCGGCGGGGCAATGGCACCCTTGCAAGTGGAGATGGCGAAGAAATTGCACCGCAGCGGTTTTGTGGTGCTTTGTGTGGATGATGTGAAGGCTTTAGAGGGGATAGATTTGCTGAGATGAAAAAAGAAAATTACACGCAAAAGGATTTGTTTTCTGAAAAGCAAGACAAGCCCGCAACGAGTGGTATTTGTTCTTGCTCACACGAAAAACTTGCTATAAAAAATTTGTTTTCGATACAATTCCTGAGTTACAACATAGCTATGCAGGTAATTGTTAGAGAGCATTATTTGCACAGAACTGCGCCATGCAGCAAGGCTTTTGCATTGGTTTGCAATAAATGCAAAAGAATAGTAGGCGTTATTGTTTATGGCGTTTCTTCAAGTAGTACATTGTTGCGTGGCATCTGCGGAAACGAAGAGGCCTCTAACGTTTACGAACTAACAAGGCTATGGATTAAAGATGGAACACCTAAAAACTCGGAAAGTTATTTTATAGCTAATACTTTAAAATTATTGGATAAAGAAATCATCGTATCATTTGCAGAGGATGCGCAAGGTCACAAGGGTGTTGTATATCAGGCCAGTAATTTTATTTATTGTGGTTTATCTCAAAAATTTATAGACCCAAAAGTTAAAGGCCTGGAGCATCAACACCATGCAACATACGCTAATGGATTAACAATGGATGAGGTAAAACAAAAATATGGAGAAGAAAATGTGTATTTTGTCGAGAGGCCACGAAAGCATAGATACGTTTATTTTAACTGCAACAAGCGGAGAAAGCGCGAGCTATTGGCTAAACTAAAATACCCTGTTTTACCATACCCGAAAGCACAGGAGGCGAACCAATGAAAGGCGGACTAAATCGCATCGTAATTGACGCCAACAAGCGAGCGGTGCAGCCGTGGAAGCGGTGGCAGACGGAGGCCATGCCGGCGGATGAATGGGAGCGGCAGAAAGCACACGCGAAGGCGGCTGGTGAGGCTGTGATATGCGGGGCTATATCCGGCTCGCTGGAGGTGATTGACGTGGACCTGAAGTATGACACGGATGGACATGTCAGGGCTTCGCTGTTTCCGGCTATCCCTGAAGCAATCCGCACGCGGCTGCTGGTCATAGAAACGAAGTCCGGCGGCTGGCACCTGTACTATCGCTGCCCGGTAATTGCGGGCAATATGAAGCTGGCACAGCGGCACACTACCGAGGCGGAGCAGAACGGCAACCCGAATGACAAGGTAAGGGTGCTGATTGAAACCAGGGGCGAGGGCGGATATGTGGCAGCGCCGCCGACGGAAGGGTATCGGGTGTTGAACTATCCGGAAAATCCGGATAGTTTGAGTGATTCGGTTATACCACATTTGACGCCGGAGGAGCGGGAAACGCTGCTGGAGGTATGCCGGTCGTTCAATACCTACATTGAAGAACAGCGGGAGCCGACGGCGGGAGTTGTAAGCGGATCGGCAGGGGCGGCGACGCAGTACAGGAAAAGCCCGTTTGACGATTACAACGAGCGCGGGCGGGAGGATATGGTCAGGCTGTTACAGGAGTCCGGATGGACGATCGTAGCCCAGCGCGGGCCTAAGGTTGTGTTCAAGCGTCCGGGGCAGTCGGACAGCCCTTCGTCGGGCGACTATCATACCGAGCTGAACCTGTTTTCGGTTTTCACAACCTCCACTCAGTTTGAGCCGGGCAAGGGCTATAGTCCGGCGGCGGTATACTGCCTGCTGGTATGCGGCGGTGACTGGAAAGCCTGCTATCAATCGCTTGTGAATGAGGGTTACGGCGAAAAGCGAACACCACAGCGAGAGCGGGCGGCAAAGGTAGCGCGGGAACTGGTGCAGGAGGGTATGGATGAGCTGGACGTGGTTCGTCATGTGGCTAAGGCGGCGGGCGTGGATATGGCGCAGGCTCAGGCCATAGTGAAGGAAGCCAGCGCGGCCGATGATATCGGCGCGTTTTGGAAGGTATCCGAGCGCGGGACGGTGAAGATCGATCCGCACGCCCTGTATCGGTGGCTGCATTACGAGCAGGGGTTCGGGTTGTATTGGATTGATAACGATCACGGGAAAGAGTACCGAATTGTTCAGGTTCAGTCGAAGGTCATGCGCGAGGCGACGCGGGAAATGCTGATTAAAGCGGTGCGGGGTTACCTGGCAGAATTGCCGGACATGGTGGGAGACGTGATGCGCTCGGACATCGAGCGTGAATTCATGGAAAGTTCAACAAAATTATTCAGCCCGGTGATGATTGAACACTTAGAAAGGCATGAGGCGCGGCCATTACAGCATCGTGTAGACGTGGCGTATTTCCCGTTTAAGAACGGGGTGGCTGTCGTTCAGGGCGGGCAGCAGACGCGCGTTATTCCGTACAACGAAGCGCCGGGCCATATATGGGAAAGGCACATCATAAAGCACCGATTCGACCCTGATGCGGATATCGTGTTTGGGCTGGATGACTGCGTTTTTTACAAATTCGTGCGGTGCGTGTGCGGCCATGACGAAGCTAAAACGGCTTATGCCATGCAGCTTATCGGGTATATGCTTCACCAGTTTAAGCACCCGGCGCGGTCATGGGCTGTCATCCTGTGTGAAGAGACGGATGATGAAGACCAGGGGGGCGGCACAGGTAAGGGGATATTCTTTAAGGGGGTGTCAGAGATGGTGCGCACGGTGTTGCTGGATGGCAAGAACTTCAAGCTGGATAAGGGATTTGCGCTGCAACGGGTGGAGATAGATACGCAGTTTGTGGCCATTGAAGATTGCCGGCGCAGCGTGGATTTTGAGGGATTTTACTCGATGATTACCGAGGGTTTGACCATTGAAAAAAAGAATCAGCAGGAGTTTTACATACCCTACCAACAGGCACCTAAGTTCGGGTTCTCGACTAACTACACGGTCAATATTAACGGCAACCACGGGGCGCGGCGGGTTAAGATTCTTGAGTTTAGTCCCTTCTTTGGCAAGCACAGGACGCCTGCGGATCACTTCGGGCATACCCTTTTTAAAGATTGGGATGCGGACGAATGGAACCGTTTTTACAATTTCATGACATTTTGCTGTTATCAGTACCTTGTATCGGGTGTGAACCATGTCGAAAGCTCTGAAAGCCTTATCAGGAAAAGGATTAGGCTTGAATGTGGGGAGGCGTTTAGTGATTGGTGGGGTGAGTTCGTCGGCAAGATCGAAGACGGCGAGAGCTACCAATTCGGCGCGATGTACGACGATTTTTGCAGCCAGCAGGGGGTAAAAGATGAACAAAAGACTAAAACCCGGTTCGGAACGTCGCTCAAAAAAGCGGCTGAACTATTCGGATGGTCAGCCCAGGTTGGTAAAAATGGTTCTAAAAGGGTTTACGTTTTCAAAAAAAGTTAAACATGACGACATGGTTGACACGGTTGCGACACGGTTTAAAACTAAACCATTCCCGCGCCAGCATTGGGTTTGGACATGGTTTCACGGTTTTTTCTATATTCCTTTGTACAAAGAAAACTTTTCTCACGTATAAAGGGAATATAAGAAAGCCGTGTAACCGTGTCAGTAGTGGCAGCCTCGTAATTAAGTAAAACAAAATGGATAAACCAAATACAAAGCGCTGGGCATGGGTAACACCACGAACCCGGGAGCGCAAGACTGCGCCGGAAGGCTCAACCTACGGGAATGATTCCAGGTACAACCGCCAAGCATGGCTGACACTCAGGGCGCAGGTATTGCAAGCTGAGCCGCTGTGCCGGGAGTGCAGCAAGCGCGGCAAGGTAGAAGCAGCCGCAATGGTGGATCACATCGAACCGGTGACAGCGGGCGGTGCGTTCTACGACTGGGACAATCTTCAGCCGCTGTGCAATAGTTGCCACGCGAAGAAATCGGCTTGTGAAGGAAATGCAAAAAAAAGAAAAAACGCATTATAAGCGATTTAAGCGCATGAAAAGTAAAAAAGGTATCTATACCTCACTTTACACTTTCGACCCCGTAGCGGGTCTAAAAAGCCCCAAAAAAGGCCTACGTAA